ACAACCTAGACATATCTGCCATGCTAGCCGGTAGCAAATACCGTGGTGACTTTGAAGAACGATTTAAACTGGTGTTGGCAGCACTACAGAAAAAAGGCAAGACTGTTTTATTCATTGATGAAGCACATATGATCAGTGGTGCTGGATCTGCCAGCAACAGTGCTAACGATCTTGCCAACATGATGAAGCCTGCACTGAGCAAAGGCAATATCAAAGTAGTAGCATCAACTACCTGGGAAGAATATCGCAAGCACTTTGAAAAGGATCGCGCACTGATGCGTCGATTCCAGCGCATCACTGTTGATGAGCCAACACAAGAAATGTCTGTACAGATTCTCAAAGGTATTAAGAAGTACTACGAAGATTTTCACAAAGTTAAAATCAAAGACGATGCTATTCAGGCAGCAATCAAACTCAGTGTGAAATATCAAACAGATAAAAAATTACCAGACAAGGCAATTGATTTGATTGATTGTGCATGTTCACGATTTAATATTAAATTGGCTGGCGATCGAGTCATCGGAGAAGAAGAAATTCAATTTGAACTTAGTAAAATGATTCAACTGCCTGCTGAAGTAATTATGGAATCAGAATCCAGTAATCTTAGTAATTTAATGAGCAACTTGCAGAGTGAGGTGTATGGGCAAGATTCTGCTATTGAGACTGTTGTTGATAAAATTCTTGTGGCCCGTGCAGGTCTTAAATCAGAAAACAAACCTGTTGGATCTTTTGTATTCATGGGCCCAACAGGTTGTGGCAAGACTGAAACTGCTAAATCGTTGAGTAAACATCTTGGTGTTAAGTTATTGCGATTTGACATGAGTGAATATCAAGAAAAACACAGTGTAAGTAAACTGATTGGATCACCTCCCGGTTATGTGGGATTCGAAGAAAACGCAGGATTGCTAATCACGCAGATTCAAGAAAATCCCAATGCTGTGTTGTTGTTTGACGAAGTTGAAAAATCACATCCTGATGTGTCAACTATCTTGTTGCAGATGATGGACAATGGATTTATCACTGGATCAAATGGTAAAAAAGCAGATTGTCGTAATATTGTGTTGATCTTAACTACCAATGCCGGCGCACAGGCCAGCGAGAAAAATCACATAGGATTTGGTCAACAAGAAAAAGATTACAGCGATGCTGATATCAAGAAGTTTTTTGCACCAGAATTTCGCAATCGACTAGACGGTATCATTACGTTTGCCAAACTCAGCAAAGAAACAATGATTAAAATTGTTGGCAAGTTTATGGTTGAACTTAGAGATCAAGTACATGAAAAAGGTATTAAAATTAAACTGCGTGATGACGCTGTGGATTGGTTGGTCAAACAAGGATTCGATAGTAAAATGGGGGCAAGGCCATTACAACGAGTCATTGACAAGGAAATTAAACGTCCGTTGGCCAAAATGATGTTGTTTGGAGATCTTAAGAACGGTGGCATCATCACTATTGGTATTGTTGACAATCAATTGGTCATAATTCCAAAAGTTAAAATTGCTAAATTAGAATATCATGAGCAATCTTCAACAGATCAAAGTTAAACATAGTCAAAAACTATTTAATGGCGTATATAGATATAAAACTGTGATAATTTGTCCGGCGGCGGCATGGTTTAGAGGAAACAACATTGACCATGCCGACCAAATGTTAGGAAAATATGCTTCGGACAATCTTCTCAAATATCAATGTCTCAATATCAAAAACTCAACAGACTATTTCTATTCTGTTGAAGTTTTAAATTTATTAAAAAGTTTTAGCGATTATGAATTGAGAATCGAACAACCTCTACTGAGTTTTTATACCAATCACTTAGATTCCGCAGTGGCCATGGCTAATTTAGATGTGGTCCGTACAAAATACATGTGCGGGCCTCCCGACAATGTCGTAATCAATACAGGTGAAATAATATTAAAACGAGTTCCCTATGCTTACAAAGTTACTCTAGGTAAAACTAAACAAAACTACAGTAGTTTTGTAGATTGGAGTGCAAAGATAAACAAGATTAGGATGACTAAAACTTGTAAAAAAAATCTCTGCAGAGATCGCAGTAGGGGAGGGTTTTACTTCTATGTCAAAGACGATGCTACTATGTCCATGGTTAAGATGTTCGTTAATAGCGATATACTGAGAATTGATAAAATTATAAACCTAACTAAATAATTACTATGCCAGTATTAAGCAGCACATTAGTTTCAAGCAACAGTCATCCATCTGATAGTTCGGTGGTAACAATTACCAGTGAAAAATTCAAAGGTGACGGTTATTACGGTCGCAGTGACGGTCTACACACAGTTCAACTAAAATTCACTGGATTTATAGGAACATTTAAGATGCAGGGTGCATTGGCCATTGATCCTGTAACTACTGACTGGTTCGACATAGACAACACTGATCTAGAGTATTTGACCAATACCAATGTATCTGTGCTACAGAACTTCACAGGCAATTTTGTATGGCTACGCTGTGTTATTACATACACTGACGGTACCGTCAATTTTGTGTTATTAAACCACTAACCTAATCTCAGATACTCGATAAATAATGCATAGTCGTCTTTTCGATGGTGTAAATTTATGAAAATATTTGAAATTTTTAGTCCCAGTTCTGAAGAAGCATTTTCTCCTAGTTATGATCTAGCAGACGATCTGCAATACTTTATGAACAATGATCCTGAATTCTACAGGAAAAATTATTATCCTTTTGTCATGAAGGTAAAAGAAGCCAAAGCCAATAAGACTAAATTTACGGCCAAGGCGTTTGAAGCAATGGTAAATCATGCTTACAAAGTATATAAAGAAACGTTTACCGAAGAAAAAAACTTGCCGGGTGAATTAGACGAAGAATTAGTAAAAGAAATCTGTGAAAATCTTCATAGACAAGAATTAAAAAATATCGAAGAAGGCCATTACGATGATGTTAACTGAAGGCGGAAACATATGGCCAGAAAGCACAGCGTTTGATCAGGCTATCGCTGAAGATTTAGAAAAACAATTAGAAAAGTATCTACAAGGTACTGGTCTTAATATCTACAGGATAGGCAGCGGCGCAACCCCAACACCTGGAAAAATGAGCGGCGATTTGGATGTCATGGTTGATTTAGATATTGCCGCTGAATTTTTTAAAGTAGAAGATTCAAAACAGATTCGTATTGAATTAGAAAAATATCTACAGGAAAAAGGTTTAGAAACTAGACGTATTGCTGTAACTGTGCATGTAAAACTACCGTTTGGTGATGAGTATCATCAAGTAGACATAAAGGTAGTTAAAAACGCGGCTAGAGTTTATAAATTTCATATACATAATATACCCAAAGGCAGTCCATACAAAGGTGTTAATAAACAAATGATGATGAACACGCTGGCCAGCAGTCAAGGACTGTTGTGGAGTCCAGATGAAGGGCTTTACAAACGTGATGCTGCCGGTAAAAAGAGCGAGTTTTTAAGTGATGAGTTAGACGACATTGCACGTTATTTGTTGGGTAATAATGCAACTGCTGCTGACCTAGGAAGTGTAGAAAGTATCATGGCGGCAATTCCCGATGAAGCCAAACGCAATGAAATATTTGCCAAGGCCAAAGCCAGTTCTAGTTGGCAAGCCGCTACTCCTGATGTCGGCACTAACGAATGGTTTGTGCGTATGAGGAACAAATTGGTATGAGATTTCGTGAATTTGTTCTCAAAGAATCTGCTGCACCAACTGTTGGGCGTAAGTATCAACACGTCGAGGATTTGATCTTCACAGGTATACCATCAAAGAACATACCTGCTGGTGCCGAAGGTGGTCGTGCTGCTGTGAGAATTATACAAGGCATGGCCAGCACTGGCGGTGCCAACGAAATTAAATGGGATGGCAGTCCTGTGGTATATTGGGGACGCGACGAAGATGGTACATTTAGACTTATACCTAAAAATGCTTGGGAATATTTAAAGCGCGGTAAAACACAGGCCGGAGAAGGTGTAACTACACTGATGTCTAGCCCCAACGATATTAAAAACTTTATTCTAGGAACAGGTAAAACTGAACCAGGTAAAGAAAAACAAAGACAGGCCTATGCCAATCAACTTGCCGATCTATGGCCTTACTTTGAACAAGTCAGTCCTGAGGAAGGATTCTTAGAAGGCGGCCTATTATTTTATCCTGGCAGAAAACCCAATGGTAAACCTGCGCAAGCAATACTAAATCCCGAAACCGGAGAGTATGAATTTTCTCCTAATATCTCCGGATTTCATATCGGCAAAAACAGTGATCTAGGTAAACGTATCAAAGGTGCCAAGTTGATGGTTGCTGCCACAGGATATTATCAATCAATTGGTAGCGATGAAGGCAGATATCCCGATGCGGAAGGGTTGTCAACTCCAGACGTTATAGTTCAAGGTACTACCTATGTAGAGCAAGCACCAGGCATCGATACCGACTTGTTGAACGATGCTAATGCTTTTATTGATGAAAACGAGCAGGCTATTGACAGTTTCCTACAACGCAAGCGACCCGGTCCTAGCGGTGAAGAAGAAGTTGTTAACTTGTTTGGTGATATACTGTATAAATTCTATAACGAAAATCTGCGAGTAGCCGGAGTTAAAGAAAAGTTCAAAGCATGGGCTGAAAATGCCATGGATGCTAAAAAAATTCCTAGATCAAGAACAACAGAAATTTTAAATAATCCAGGCTTAGATGCGGTGTTAACTGCTGTGGAAAAACTAAGTGCAGCCAAGATGGACATGCACAGACGAGCCAGTGCTGGAACACACAGTGGCATTAGACAAACCAAACCTGAAGGGTATGTGTATATAGATCCCGTAACTGGTCAACACGTTAAAGCAATTGATCAAGCCACATGGGCTCCAAGGAAAGATTAATATGTTATTACGTCAACTGTTTGAAGAAATTGCAAAAACTAGTCAAAACAACACCGCAGTGTTAGGCTGGGGTCGTGGTATGGGCCACAAGGGACATATGTTACTGGCAAGGGCTGTGTTACATCATGCACAAGAAATGGATGCCAAGGCATATTTTGTAGTGTCAAGAACCAGTCTTGTGGACCCTGCAACTGGTCAACCGTGGGCAGATAGGCCTACATTTACCAAGACCAAAGATGATCCACTGACTCCCGAAGAAAAACTAGCCACTTATAGAAAAGTGTTTCCGCAAAATGCAGAAGTGTTCAGTGTAGCATCTGCAGACGCTAGTACGTTAGATAAAGTGTTGGCCAAAATTGCCGAGGACGGATTTAGTAAAGTTATTTTAGTTGTAGGGGAGTTAGAAAAAGATTCTTTTAGTTTCTTAACTAATCCCGATAAGTCCGGCGTTCCCCCCTATCAGCGAGCAGGCTTAAAAGATCTAGAAATAATTTCTAGACAAGATACCAAGGCACCAGGCAGTGATCCAGCAGCGCCAGATTACCAACAAGGCCCACGTGCTACTCCCATGCGAGCAGTGTTGACTGATCCTGACAAAAGTGAAGAAGAACAATTTGCAGTATGGCGAGATGCCATGCCCGATGATCTCAGCGACGACGAAGTAATGGACTTAATGAACAAGGCCAAACAACGTATGGCTGCTGTGCCTGCGGCCAAAAATGCCAAGAAAGCCAAACAGGCCGTGGCTGAAATTTCATTAGGTGAAGGTCCATCGTTACCTAGCACATTAAAAAGTATTGTTACCAATGGCGAACCTATAACACAATTATACGGCAAACTAAAAGCCATGGCCAAGCGTTGGGTGGAAAACAACGGTTCACTAAAAGGCTTCCACCGCAATGCTGCCGGTCAAAGTGCTCAATGGTTTCACAACTTCTACTTTGATAAACTACAGGCCGACTTGTATGCACTGTCTAAACAATCACCAAGATATGCTGCGCCATTGATCAACTATTTAAAAGACGCTAGCGAAGATCGTGAAAGTCGTATTACATTTACAGAAATCAGCAGATCATTGCCTCCTATATTATTCAAGATGGGCAAACAGATGGGTGATCAAAGCCTAACACAGTTTGCCTACAGTTGGAACTCTCGTAGAGAAGAATACGAATCTTATCTTGCCAATTTAGAAGCAGAAGACGATACAGACGACGAGTATGATGAACCTGAAATTAAACCTGAGAAAAGCAAAGTTCCCGGGCAACAAAATGCACAAGTTGAACAGATCGTCAATGACATACTTGCTAAACTTCCTAAAAATGTAGCAGGCGATATTCGCAATGCCATTGCCCGTGCTCCTAACAAACTACAGGCACTACAGCAAGAATTATCTAAACGTAAGATTCAAGGTGTGGCGGAATAACATGGATGAATTAGATTACATTAAGAAGTTGGCTGGCATTAATGAATTTAAAGGATTCCAACCGGTAAATATAGAGAACATGAGTCATACGGCTGCTGCAATTAAACAGAAAGAAAAGGATCTAGGTCTAAAGCCCGGAGACAAAGATTGGTTTAAGTTGTGGTTTACATTACCATATATGACTGGCAGTGTTAACAGCCATTTTAGAGGACGCAAGAAGTGAAACTACGAGAATTGTTTGAAGTTAAAGCAGGTGTGATTGGTAAACGATATCAACAGGCTACTCGTGGTCTTAACACATTCGGTGACGGTGAAAGAAGTAGTGGTGACTATACACAATACAGACTAAGTCTAGCACTGGCCTGTTCAGACGGGGTAACTCCTCCAGACATTGATCCCAAGACATGGCATGGCAAAAGAAAAACAGCACATCCTTACACAGAAGAAGAGCAGGCCATGTTAAATCAAAGTTACAAGATTGTTGGGGCTAGTCATAAAGATCTTAACAAAGGCGATATGCGTAGTCAAGAACTGGACACTACTAACGTTGTTAGTCCTATTGCTAAACCCAAAAGAAATAAATACGGCATATGAAAATACGCGAAGTGATTAACGAAGGATGGACTCAGAAATACAAAAAAAGTATTAACTGTAGTCATCCTAAAGGCTTTAGTCAAAAGGCTCATTGTGCAGGTAAAAAGAAACACAATGAATCCGTTGAGATGGAAATGGTCTGCGAAGATTGCGGCATGTGCGAAACACATGGAGACCATTCGCATGATAATTTAGATGAAGCCTGCTGGAAGGGTTATCACAAAGACGGTATGAAGACCATGTTTGGCAAACGCTATCCCAACTGTGTCAAGAATAAAAAAGAAAGCCTAGAAACTTATATACGCAACGGTGAATGTCCAGGTTGCGGCGGAGCAATGGTCGCCGAAGGACAATTAAACGAAAAACAGGATGCCTGTTATCACAAAGTAAAATCAAGATACAAAGTGTGGCCGTCAGCGTATGCGTCAGGAGCGTTAGTGCAGTGCCGCAAAAAAGGTGCTGCCAACTGGGGCAATTCCAATGAAAGTATTACACAAGAAGAATATGATGCACTGGACGAAAATTTAAAAAAGTGGTTCAGCGATAAATGGGTTCGTTTTGGTCCGGATGGTAAAATCAAAGGCGACTGTGCTAGAGGTGACAGCAGCGAAGGAAAACCCAAGTGTTTGCCACAGAGCAAAGCACATAGTTTAGGTAAAAAAGGTCGCGCTAGTGCGGCCAGTCGTAAGCGTAGAGAAGACCCCAATCCAGAGCGCAGAGGTCCTGCTATCAATGTCAAGACTAAGAAAGAAAATATGGAGGAAGGTATGGACGATCTGGTTAGAATATTAGAGTTGAGTGGATTAAATCTTTCTGCTGATGAGCAATTTGACATCATTGAAGACATGGTGGAAAGTTTAGCATTACAGCACGGAGTCGATACAGAGATTATCTGGGAAGATTTTGAATCAGTAGATGATCAAGAATTGTTAAATGAAGCAGCCGCTTGGAGAACTAGCAAAGGCAAAAGCAAAACCGGCGGATTAAATGCCAAAGGTGTAGCCAGTTATCGTAGAGAAAATCCAGGCAGTAAATTACAAATGGCAGTGACAACTAAACCTAGTAAGTTAAAACCAGGTTCAAAAGCAGCCAAACGCCGCAAGAGTTTTTGCGCTCGTATGGGTGGCATGAAGGGCCCGATGAAAAAACCCAACGGCAAACCTACTCGCAAGGCATTAGCACTGCGTAAATGGAACTGCTAAATGCGTGCCAGTGAATTCGTAACCGAACGTAAAAACTACAAGCGAAAGTCTAGGTATGCAGCCTATGGTCCTGGACCTTACGGCGGCTATGGATACTATGCTGGCTATAGTGGAGACTCGGGAGAAGGTGGTGGTGATGGCGGTGGTGGCGAAAGCATTGAGAATGAAGCATTTGATCAGCCTTATAAACTTAAATGGGAACCCAGCGACTACGGCGATGTTGATGCAATAGCCCGAATGGATGATGGCAACTACCTAAGCATTATGTTCAACAAGGGATTTAGTCAAGATACCAAAGAAGAAGCATGGAGTGTTGAATTCTTTAGAAACAACAGCCAAGAAGTCACCGGTGAAGGTGATGCACAGCGTGTGTTTGCCACTGTGTTAAGTGCTATACAAACATTTATTAAAAAGTACAAGCCCAATAAGGTATACTTTTCAGCCAGTAAAGAAGTCGAGCAAGGACAAAACGCACAAAGTAGAGCTAGCCTATATGATACGTTAGTTCAGCGTTATGCCAGAGCATGGGGATTTAAAGCATTCCGTGCTGATACAGGTAACAAAGTAATGTACGAATTGACTAGGATTAAACCCATTGTTGCCAAACCTGTAGCGGAAAACTTTGCTGATGGAAAGAATCCTCAGGACAAAGGTGACAGCAAGCGTTATGGAGTTCCTACCAAAGCATCAGTCAGCACACTGCGTAAAGTGGCTAAACAAGGTGGTCGCAAAGGCCAATTAGCACATTGGATGGCCAATATGAAAAGCGGCCGATCTAAGAAGAAATAACTTGAACGATGGTAAATATAGCATAAGGAATAAATGCTATGTTTCAGTTTGACTTTACATTAGATAAATTAGCAAGATGTATCAGCAAAAACAAAAATCCACAATTGTGGTATGATGCGTTTTGTGAATATTTTCCAGCATTTGATATTGTTACACCATCACGTGTAGCAGGGTTTGTGGCGCAATGCCAGCACGAAAGCCTGGACTTTACTATCTTACAAGAAAATTTAAACTACGGTGCCAAAGGGCTTCGTGGGTTGTTTGGCAAGTATTTCCCCAATGACGAGTTAGCACGTCAATATGAACGCAAGCCTGAAATGATTGCTAACAAAATCTACGGCGGACGTATGGGCAATGGCCCAGAAGCGTCGGGCGAAGGATGGAAGTATCGCGGTCGTGGCATTATACAGATCACTGGCAAAAGCAATTACGCACAATGTTCCAAGGACTTGTT